ATACGCTATTTGTTATGGTGCAGGAAACGCAAAACTCGGTCAGATCGTTGGTAAAGGACCACAAGAAGGACAAAAGTTAAAGGATAAGTTCTTTAAACAGTTACCTGCTTTCAAAAAGTTTCGTGATGATGTTATGAAGAAAGCAGAGACAGGGTACCTACGTGGCCTGGATGGTCGTAGGGTTCCTGTTAGATCCACACACTCTGCACTCAATACACTCTGCCAGTCAGCAGGTGCTATTATCTGCAAGAGATGGGTTGTGGAGTTTCATAGGATGATGCAAAGAGAAGGCTACATAGAAGGTACTGATTACCAACAAGTTGCCTTTGTGCATGATGAGATACAAGTTTTAACAAGGAAAGGGCTTGGAAATGACATCGGTGAAACGGCGGTACGTGCAATTGAGCTTTCAGGGAATTGGTACGGACTCAGATTGCCCCTTACAGGAGAGTACAAAATCGGAAAAAACTGGGCAGAAACTCATTAATGGTTATGAAGACGAGGCTCAGTTGCATTTAAAAGATATTTATGAGAACAAAACCAAAGATCGAACAGCTACTGATTGATGGTGATATACTGGTATATAAAAACACATCTGCGGCTGAACGTGAGATAGATTGGGGTGATGACTTCTGGACATTACACTCTGACTTCAGAGAAGTAAAACAGATGATGGACACAGAGTTACATCAGTTACGAGAGGACTCAGGTGTAAATGAGTTGTCGATATGTTTCTCTAGCCCAAATAATTTTAGGAAAAAAATTTTGGCCGATTATAAAGCCCATC